TTGCTCTTGGCTGCCCCGTTGCCGCGAGATTGGACCTTGGACACAGAACCGCCGCCCATCATCCTCTTGCTCATGCCTCCGTGGCCCATCCTAAGGGGTTTGCTGTCTATCGACATCATGTCATCCCCGGCCTTACCTTTTTTGGTGAATTTGGGCATGGTGGACTTGTTTAGCTTAAATTTCATGATTTTTCCTTATTTAGATTTAGCCGCTCTCATGTTGTCCACAAGATTGGGGTACGGACGACCAGCCTTCTTAGCCGCAGCTTTTGCTTTGGCTTTCTGCTTAGGGGCCAGAGGGTTGGGGGCCCCTAGCGATTTAGGACGGGGTTTATCCCAGACTTGTTTCATGTCAGCACAGCCTTCCTTTGGTCTTGCCGCGCACAGCTATGCCGTTGCCACGGGATGAGGACGACACGGAGCCGCCGTGCTTCATCATGGCCGAGTTCCCCATCATTTTGCCATCAGGCATCTTGTGCATGCCTCCACTGGCCATGCCGCCGTTAGCATATTTCTTAGGCCTCATGTCAGGGTTTTTGGGGGGCGCACCATCTTCCGCCATAAAAACCCTGTCGCCCGACCTTTTCCGATCTTGTTTGCGTTCATAGTCAGAGAGTTCTTTGGCGGTCGGGCCACCTTGTTTCCCGCGACCCGCGCCCGCGCCCGCGACCATGGCAGACCCCATGTCATTGTTTTCGGGAGGATCACCCATTTCGGCGGTGTAAATGTCTTTGTATTTGAGTTTCTTAATGGCCACAATATCCTCCTAGCATTTCCATCTTGCAAGAGCCGCAGCTTTGCGGGTTGGCTTGCCTTTTTCGTCTTTCATCGGCCCCGGCATACCTGTCATGCGAGAGCAAAATGAATCCTTGCGGGGGCCGCCTTGGGGCTGTGGGGCCTTGAGGTTGCTGCCAGTTGCTGCGTTGTACTTGGCCCTGCCCTTGGCAGTCAGACCAGCCCCCTTGGAGACCGGAAGCTTCTCGCCCCGGCCAATAGAGAGAGAAGGGCCTTTTTTAGCCATAGAAAATTGTGACTGAGCCTATGTTCGTCACAGTCCCATGAACATTGGTAACAAATACAAGTCCCTGACCGGGAAAAGGCATGTAGGTTGGCTGCGTAGCGGAGGCTACCGTATTAATGGTCATGACGATTGCGCCACCTGACCCACCGTCCCTGAACACAACACTGCCAGCAGTGCCGGTTGGAACTATGTAAACAGCCTTGACCCTTGTCCTGCCAAGAGTGCTAGTTGCTTGGTTTGCAAATAGCCCGGTAGCAGTTAAGGGCACACTTGCTAGTACATCAGTTTGGATTCCCATAAAATGCCCTTAATTAAGCAGTGCGGGTAAACACGTAGGCTGTGGCACTGGAGAACATAATGGTGAACCGGGCCAAGCCTGTGACGCCAGAAGCAATTGTCAGGTCACCAAAGGAACCGGGAGTGTCAGCGGCGGCGGTAGACAAGATGCCGTTAACAGCTACAACAACAGTCACAACTGATGCACCAGCGGTGTTGTCAATGAACAAGTCAAGGGTAGTGCCTTGAGTCGCACCCAGTGCTGCACCAAGCAGTGTGCCCGTGGGTAGCGTGATAGAGACTGTTCCGACAGAAGTTGAGGTGATGTAGCCAGTGGCTACCTGTGCTGCTGTGGCAGTTGCAGTGGTATTGATTGCGTTGGCGGCAACAACTTGATGCCCAGCAATAAAGCCATTCTGGGATATAACGGGGCCGTTAAATTGTGTCTGAGCCATTATAAAACTCCTGTAAGATGCCGATATTTTAAAGCAAGTCGGCGGGTTGAACTAGTGTCTCTGCCTAAGCGCCTAGCACGTTCCGCGTAAGACATTTTTGCATTGTCCAGTATAAATTTTAGGTTTGCAACAAATTTCGGGGCCGCAAAAAAGCGTGCCATTTGCGCCTTGCATAACGAGGCCCGGTACTCTGCGTTTGTGTAGTCAAAAGATGTGGCATTTCTTCCTAGTTTTATCTTCTCTACCGTCTCTTTGCTGTGTTTTTTACCGCGCATAGGGTCTTTTGCAAAATCAGCTATGTTGTACGTAGACGGCTCTGCAAACCACGCATCTCCGTGAATAAACGCTTCCTCTAGGGCATCTAGTTCATCTACTGAGTCGCACACTACCTCTATGGCCCCGTAAAAACTATTAGCCCCGTATTTGATAAAAGATTTTTGTAGGTGTTGGTTGGTGTGTCTGCCGCCCCTTAGCAAGCGAAAGTGTTCTTTAATGCGTTTTTCAACGCGCTGAGATTGTCCAACATAGCACTGCCCTGTGACCGTGTTCACTAACTTGTAGATTCCACAAGTGTTTATTTTGTATGGCATCAACAACTTCTTTTGGTGTGATAGCTGCCAATATACACCAAAAGAAAAGGGGGCGCAAGCCCCCTTTTCAATTAATCCACTAGAGTGGATCAGGCCCCTGCGGAACCATAAATGCCACGTGGGTCGGACCAGCCAAAGCTGTACCGTTCCCGTGCTTTATAGCGCACATTGCCCGTGTCAAAGTCGCCTTCAAAAGCGGTTTTGATGGGAGAGCGGTTAAACATTTTCAAGCCGTTTGGAGCATCGGTCATGAGGAACCATGCATCCGTATCGGTCAAGAAGTGGTTTACCGCATAGCCTTCAGGAATCATGCCCATCGATTTGATGGCGTTGATGTCATTGTCGGCAGTGGCAGTGCGAAGCGTGGTCTTCATCAGACGTTCAGCAGTAAACTGCAACTCTTTTGGAATCACAAGCTTACGGGCTTGAATGGCGATTTTAAGGCCACGTTCATCCGTAAAACTTGCAACGTCGATGATACCCTGCTCAAGGGAAGTTTCATTCAAGTCGGCCTGTGTGGTAGGCGTGTTGCTGAAATTTGGCCCCAAAGCAGTTGGGTGGGCAGAGTTGCACAGAGAAACACCATCGCCGCCGTTGTAGCTGCCGCCGGTATTAAACGCTTGGTTCAATACAGAAGCTGCTTTGACCTGCTTGGTGTTGGCCATAGAACGAGCCAGCGCCTTGGTATAACGCCCAGACAGTCGGTCATAGAGGTTGTCCTCAATGGCCTCTTCGGTCAGGGCAAATGCCATTGCAATGGTCTCATGAGTGTACCGAGCCGTGAATGATTCCTGAGCAGAATCATACGAGACACCGGAGCCCTCATTCTTGACCGGAGCAGCACCAAAGCCGGTAAGCATGACCTCTTCTTCAAATGCGCGGTCAGAACTCTCCACTGAGAAGATTTCTGTGTGCTCATTTTCGTAGCGGTCATATTCCATTCCAAACAGTGCGTTTAGTCCGGGCTCAAGTTCTTTTACAAGTTGTGAACGTGAAATTGCCATGATTTAGCTCCTTATGCTATGCCAGCCACACCAACACTGCCGTATTGATGGGTATTGATTTTTACAACTGCCACAGCATTGGCTCCTAGCTCATTACTAGGGCTGGCAAGAAGGCCACAGATCTTCAACGCAAGCGTAGAAGTGACTGCTGCACTTGATCCCAGCAAGGTACTAGCAGACACACCAGTGGTGGTGCTTCCGGTTGTACTTGTGGTAATGGCTGCGTTTAGCCCAACCATGGCCTGCGTCATAGCAGTGGAGTCAAACTGAATCAGGAACTGTTGGCTTGGATCGTCAAACACGTCAGCAGTGATCACCCCAGTGGTGATATTTGTGCTGGCCGGGTAGAAGTTTTTCCAAACGTACTTTCCGGTGGTGGGATCCGTGTAGTTACAGCCGTTGAACACACCGATAGCCGTTGCATGCGAAGCTGCAACAAACTTAGTGATGTATCCACCAGCCAGAGCTACCAAGTCTCCTTGAAAAATGCTTGTGCCGTAGTTGTCTGAAATCTGATATCCAGAGCTTTTTTGAGCCCCGGTAGCAGATAGGTTTCCAACTGGGCGCAAACCAAAGGGTTTATCTGTATTTGCCATTTAAGTGTCCTAAAAAATTAACGACTTCCAAAGGTGGTACGGGAGGTCCGTTCCGGGTTTTGAATACGCATTGAAGAGTGTGCGTTCTCACGCAGCATCTCATTGTCCACTGCCTCCAGTTGTTCCCTTGACCGTTTCTGGTAATAATCGTTGCGTTCCTTGATAGTCTCCAACGGAATGCGGGCAAGCATTAAGCCGCCCACTGAGACAACACCCGCATGCCTGCCATCTTCAATGGTGGGCATTGTGTCGCGGTGCTCTTCGTCAAGCTCTTCGTTTCGGACTAGTTCATAGCCCTCGCGCAAGCGCCCGTAGAC